AGATTGATAAAACAGATTTAGAATCAATTAATAAATTGAGAGAAGATTATTCTCAAAATAGTATGCAATTAGGAATGGTATCTGTTGATGAATATAATGTAAATCAACAATTACAACAGATAGTTTCCGCAAAAAAAGAAGTATTTTCTGGCCTGGAAAAACTAAAAAAACAGGAATTTGAATTAATAGAAAACTTAAAAGAAAAATATGGTGATGGGCAAATCAATATCGAGCAAGGAACATTTACTTCAATCGAGTAAGTTTGGCTGTATTAATCCATATTTATAATAAAAAAATTATAGGAGTAATTTAATGGCAGAAAGAATCGTATCTCCAGGTGTATTTACCAGAGAAAAAGATGAATCATTTTTATCAGCAGGAGTAGCAGAAATAGGCCCTGCGGTAATAGGCCCAACAGTAAAAGGACCAGCTCAACTTCCCACGTTGATTCGTAGTATCAATGATTATGAAACCATATTTGGTGGATATACAAATGATTCTTATGTTCCAATTGCAATTAATAATTGGTATAAAGAAGGAGGCGGACCGCTTACTGTAACTAGGCTGTTATATGAAAATGGGTATACATTAAAAAATGGAGCATTAGGAATTATTGCAACATCTGGTAGCACATCATATGTAACACACTTACTTCATCCTGATATCACTGTTACGCAAGATGGCACCGCAAACGAATTATTCGAAAACTCTAAATTATCAAATGATGAATCTGGTAGCTTTGCAATCAAAATATCTGGATCATTTACACCAAATGCAACAATACCTGGGTTTGATGGAGATTATAGATCTACTGGTTTTATAAGTGCATCAATTAAATCTGCAGGAAATGGCGGAATTGTCGACAACGTTGCGTCTGTATTTAGTACAAGTCCTAAAGATATAAATTATCCAGTATATATACAATATAATAATTTTAATGCAGAATCATTATTTTCAAATATGGGCGAAGTCACAATGTCATTGGCAATTGTTGATAATTATGCGTACGCAACTGATTACAATGAAGCCACTACACCATGGATTACTTCGCAAAAAGTTGGATTGTATACTAATAATCTTTTCAGGTTCCACACAATATCACACGGAACACCAGAAAACCATGATGTTAAGGTAGAAATAAAAAATATATTATTAGGAGCAGAAACATCTGATCCAGACCAATGGCCAACATTTGATGTAGTTGTTAGAAGAGTAAATCAAAATAATATTGAAAATAAAGTATTCATTAATGAACCAGGCGCACAAGATGAAACAGATATAAATCAAACTAGACTGATAACATTTACAGGCGTAAATTTAAACCCACTATCACCAAATTATATATGTAAAAAAATAGGAACACAATATAAAACAAGTGATTCTTCGGGACGTGTATACAATAACGGAGATTACCCTAGAACACAAGATTATATACGAGTAGAAGTAAAACTAGCAGTAGAAGAAAGCACAATTGATAAAAACTTAATGCCTTTTGGATTCGAAAGCCCATTATCACCAATTGCAGATGTATCTAGTTCAGCAGGGAATTTAAATTTAGCTGCAGTTTCATATGTTACCGCACAAAATAGTAGCGTTGGATATGATGCATCAGTGGATTTTGGGTTTGATTATTATAATCTAAATAATTTAAATTATCTAGCACCATTACCATCTTCTGGTTCTAATACCGGCAGTAATGCAGATTTTTATTTAGGTGATATGAGCCAATCTATGTATGCTACAGCCGATCCTTATGCAACCAGCTCTTTACAGTCATATTTAGTAGCAGGCACATTTGCAGCTGAAGTAGACTTAGAAACAAGAAAATTCATGACAATGTTCCAAGGCGGATATGATGGGGCAAAACCAAATTTATCTAAATTCAGTGGCAAAGATATTATAGCTACTAATACATTTGGATTTGATTGTAGCGGCGCATCCACAACAGGAACCGAAGCATATAAAAAAGCATTTGCTGCACTAGGAAATACCGATGCATATGATATTAATATGTTATTAACACCTGGAATTTTAAATACAATACATGGATCTGTTACTTCTAGAGCAATGCAATTAGCAAAAGATAGACAAGATACATTTTATATAATGGATATGGGTGAATATAAAGATACTATAAACACAATTGTATCATCAGTTAATACAATTGATTCAAATTATACAGCAACATATTATCCATGGGTAAAAATTAACCAAAATGATGCAGGGGGGGTTGCAAAATGGACGCCACCATCTGTTATCATATTAGGAGCAATTGCAAAAAATGATGTTTTACAATCTCCTTGGTATGCACCAGCTGGTTTAAATAGGGGCGGTCTAACAACTGTTACTGATACCACAATTAATTTAAGTCAAGCAGATAGAGATACATTATACCTTGCAAGGGTTAATCCTATAGCAAATTTCCCAAATTCTGGAATTGTTATTTGGGGACAAAAAACACTTCAAGCAAGACCATCTGCATTAGATAGAGTAAATGTTAGACGACTATTAATTACAGTTAAGAAATTTATTGCATCCGCAACTAAATATTTAGTATTCGAACAAAATACAACTCAAACTAGAAATAAATTTTTGAGTATAGCAAACCCATATCTAGAGTCGATAAAAAATTCTCAAGGCTTAAGTGCATTTAGAGTAGTAATGGATGCTTCAAATAATACTCCAGATATAATTGATCAGAATATATTATATGGACAAATATTTTTACAGCCAACAAGGACAGCAGAATTTATTATATTAGACTTTAATATACAATCAACTGGTGCTGCATTCCCTGAATAAAAAATTTAATTAGACAATATTTATATAAAAAGGAAAAATAGAAAATGGCTTTGACACAAAATTTACCCGGAGCAGACCAAGCAGATTTATTTGCAAATGCATTCAATTGGGAACCAAAATATGCAAATAGATTTATTATGCAAATGGCTAACAGCGGAATTCCCGCATACCTAGTTAAAGCCGCATCTAGACCATCAGTAGCCAATGGAGAACTAGTTTTAGACATGATCAATATTGATCGAAAAGTCAAAGGCAAATCTAGATGGAATGATATAGCAATTACATTATATGATCCTATTGTACCATCAGGCGCACAAGCGGTAATGGAATGGATAAGAAAACATCATGAATCATTAACAGGTAGAGATGGATATTCATCTACTTATAAAGAAGATTTAACATTTAACACATTATCAGCTACTGGTGAATATATTGAAGAATGGACATTACATGGTGCTTGGATATTAGATGCCACATTTGGATCTATGGATTGGGGCACAGAAGAAATTGTTACAATTGAATTAAACCTCAAATATGACTACGCAGTATTAGAATATTAATTTATCCCTTGTTTGAATGAAAGAGACTCCTTGTGGAGTCTTTTTTTGTGTTCTTACATATTTATAATAAAGTTATAAAAGGAAACTATGGCCAAACACACAGATCGTTATGATGATAAAAATTTAATCGAATTAGCAAAGAAAACACACGAATTCACACAAAAAAGTATATTACCAACTGAGGTTGTATATTTGCCTAGTGAAGGAAAAGTATATCCAAAAAGTAGTATATTGCGAGAAGGCAAAGTTGAAATGCGATATATGACCGCATATGATGAAGATATTTTGACTAATGGATCTTATATTGCAGATGGCACTGTATTTGATAGATTATTAGATGAATTAATAACAACAGATATATCAATTGATGATATAGCAGCGGTAGATAAAGATGCATTAATTATATCAGCAAGGATTGTTAGTTATGGATCAATATATGATGTTACAGTAACAGACCCAAAAACAGAAAAAGAATTAAAAAGGTCTGTTGATTTAAAAACATTAAAAACAAAAAAAATTAATTTAACTCCTGATGACAATGGTGAATTTACTTATAAATTAAAGAATGGAACTACAATAAAATATCATTTTTTAACTGGTCATGACATAAAAGGGATTGATGAAAAAAGAGGCATATCATCATTTTTGTCGAAAGCAATTAAACAAGTAGATGATTCTAGAGAACAACAAGATATTGATGATTATATACGATATAAATTCCTAGTAGCAGAATCCAAAGAATTCCGTGATCACATAGTAAAAAATACGCCAGGCTTAGTTATGCAATATGAGTTTGAAGGTGAAAATGGGAGCACCTTCATCGCCGGGTTTCAAGCTGGAGCCGATCTTCTTTGGCCTTAAGCCAGAAGACAGAACAAAAATACATGAATTGATATTTGACTTAGTATGGATTGGTGAAGGCCGGTGGGATTTTCATACAATATACCATATGCCCATATTTCTTCGAGAGTTTTATATTAAAAAAATTCAAAAAATAAATTCCGATCGATCTGCAAAAAATACACCCGAGAAAAAATATACAAAAGATCTGATCGCAAAACCTCCGTTGTAAATATTTATATTAAATAAAAGGTAATAATTATTTACATGATAAACTCCAAACAACATATATTAATAGAACAATTACGCATGTTGCCTAAACACGGTGTTCCATCAGCTAATATCATAAAAGATATAGAAGACGCACTTGATACTGTATTAGGTAAATTCGAAGTATCCAAACAGCTTGCAATATTTGATGCACTACAGGAGAGAATAGAACAGGTATCTGGCGCATTACTCATATTAGAAATGCGAGGCGAGGTATTAAAAGATGGATTTAATATTAATACTGATGCTGCTTCAAAATTTGGTTGGCAAATTGATAAAGTAGGAACCAAGCTAAAAATTAATACAAGATTAGCAAAACTATATACAGCGGAGATAGCACAAAATTTCTTACCTGGACAGAAAAAAGTAATTGATCTTGGTGGCAAATATGCAAAATCATTATTGTATACAAATGATATAATGCGCAATAAGCTTAAATTAGATGCAAAACAAAATGTGCAATTAAGAAAGCTAGCAAGGAATCAGAATATATCAATTGAAGAATTGTTATACACTACCAATAAATTTGGGGAGGCATTAGGCGAAGAGTGGTCTGGAAGTCTAATAGATGTTTTAAATGAAATATCTAATCTATCAAGTGATATTGCTATACAGTATGGACGTACTGGCATAGCTGGAAATTTAGAAAAATCTATATTATTAGGAAAACGTTATGGATTAACATTACAAGATTTATATAAAACTGGTGAGAAAATGCTCGATGTAGAAACACAAACCGGAGCAGCTGTAGAATATCAAATATATACAGGAAAAAGATTAGAAGGACAAAAATTCAAAAATGTAGCCGCTTCATATAATCAAGCTACAATTGAAGGTGATTCTAATAAACAAATGGAGATTATATTAGATTTAGTTAAAGCACAAGGACCAGCAATACTTAATAATTTTAAAGGCAGACAAGCAGCAGCAAAAGCACTTGGAGTCGAAGAATCAAAATTAGCAGACATAAATGCTATGATCCAAGAACAATTTGCTATAGAAAATGATATAAGGAAAGAAGAAAACAAGCTATTAAAAGATGAAGAAAAAAAACCCTTACTTACATTTGATCAATTTGACCCATCCAAATTTTTCCAAGATCCTAAAAAACAACTCGAGTTCCAAGAAAAATTAGATAAAGGCCAAACAGACCTTGAAGTCAGAAAAAGCGAAGTAAAAGATAAAAAGTATGAAGATGAAAATTTATTAAGAGGAAAAGATAAAGATGGCAAAACAGAAGATGTATTCGGAGTAGGAAAAACATTTAATCTACAAACAACTTTAGAAGCATTTGATGACCTCCAAGAACAAATTAAATCAAATACATTACTAGAGAGTGATTTAGTAGACTCAAATGGCAAATTAGTCACCTCACAATAT